GCGCCGTACGCTGCGGGGCAAAAGCACTTGAAGGAGCTTGTACAGCGAAAAAAAGCAACCAACACAAGCCTAAATGCAGAGCTTCACATAGCGAGCTTTAGAAACGACCTCGGATATTTCAAATATAGCCCGGAGGGAGTGCATACCGGACAGGATGTTTTCAAGAACGCACCGCCGGTAGTGCGAGCAAAGGTATTAAAGGCCAGCTCATTAAAGCCGCTGACGGGCGAAGCAAGACTATCAAAAGGCTTTGTGCTGCAATTCAAGAGCGGACATATCGGAATGGTTCAAAGAGTGATCGGATCAAATTCAAGCCGCAAAACAACGGCAAGGGGTTATCCACGATGGACGACCAAAGACGGCAGAGTTGAAAAGCTACGGACAATGGGAAGCCCGTCCGCTACGGCTATGCACAATACGATATGGCCCGAAGTGGAACAGCAAGTAGAAGATTTTTTGATAAAGCGGCTTGACCAGCAGGTAGACAAGGTGCTTGCAAGAGCCGGAAAGGTATAAAGCATGAATGATTATCTTTCACAAGTCGAGGCAGCAGGCATAGGAAGGACACCGCAGTTATGTCAAGACGCTCTTTGTGAAATGCTCCGAGAACTGTTTAAGGGCAAAAAGTACACAGGACAGGAAGGGCGAAAGCCATTGACAGTCTACAAACAGGATTTGCCGGTGCCGGAGGACAACGATGTTGATGCGGACACGGACGAAGCCGCAGCGCCATACATCGTAGTGCAAATGACGGGCGGGGCAATCCGAGACGACGACAGCCCACAGCTCGTAGATTTCTCATTGATTGTCTGCTGTTATGACAAGGGAAAAGGACGGGAAGGATACCAAGATGTCGCAAATATAAAAGAGGACATCATACAAAGGGTATGCACCCGTCCTTATTTCGGGGGCGCATTTACAATACTGAAACCGATAACATGGGCTTTGCAGATAGACGACACAGCACCGTATTACTTTGGGGCTTGTAGCTTGACCTGCACAGCACCGGCCATGACACAGGACACAGCATTAAAGGAGCTATTATGAGTAAAAAAACAAATACCAAAACAGCGGTAGCGCCTAAAGAGGACGAAGAACTTTTGCAGCAGCAGACAGAAGAAAAGGAAGCCAAGACAGAACCGGTAGAAGAAACAAAATCAGAAGCCGAAGAAATCAAGGCGGACGAAGTAAATGTTTACTGCGGGCCGAGTATTCGCGGCGTGATTAGGCAGTATACCACAATATCGGGAGGGATCCCGGAACTTCTGAAAGAGTTTATGCAGGAACACCCCATTGTGGGCGCACTGATCGTTCCTACGGAACGCTTCGCAGAAGTGAGAAGCAAACTGGAAACGGCAGGAACGGCAGAAGCTATCCTGTATAAGCAAATCAAAGCAGAACTTTAAGGAGGTAAACAGCTATGTCAAGCACTTACAAACACGGCGTATATACCAGTGAAAAGGCTACGAGCATGACCGCACCCATTCTTGGAACAGCGGGATTGCAGGTGATCGTAGGTACGGCACCGGTAAATATGCTGGGAGCAGATTTCGCAGATGCGGTAAACAAGCCCATTCTTGCGAACAATTATGCCGAGGCGGTTGCAGCAGTAGGATATAGCGACGATTTCGCAAACTATACACTTTGCGAAGCAATCAGCGCTACTTTCTCCGTAGTAGGAACCGGCCCGGTGGTACTTATCAATGTTCTTGATCCTACAAAAGCGGCCCACAAAAAGGCTATGACTGGCGGAAGCGTACAGGTAAATAGCTATGTGGCACTTGTGGAAGAAGTAGGAATGATCGTTGATTCAAACCTTACCGTACAGATTCCGGCGGCTGACGATGATCCGGCAGTAACACTCGTAAGAGGAACAGATTACACCGTATCATTTAATGACGACGGAACAGCAAATCTTGTTATGATCTCTGCACAGGCAAAGGCAGCAACGACCGTTACCGTGGCCGGAAACAAGGTTGATCCTACCGGAGTAGTTGCGGCGGATATCGTAGGAAGCGTAAACGCAAGCACCGGAGAAGAAACAGGACTTGAAGTTATCAGACAGATTTACCCTAAATTCAATATGACACCGGGCATTCTGATTGCTCCGAGATTTTCCAAAGAGGCTACCGTATCAGCAGCTTTGCAGGCAAAGACGAAAGAGATCAACGGCGTTTTCAAATGCGTAACGATTATCGACATTGACAGCACTTCGAGCGGAGCAAAGAAGTATTCCGATGTCAAGACGAAGAAGGAAGCACAGGCAGTATCGGATCCGAACGCATACGCAGTATGGCCTTTTGCGGCAGTGGGCGAGGTTGTTTATTCCGGCTCTTCGTTGGCAGCAGCTCTTACAGCTTACGTCGATGCAGTAAATGACGATACTCCTAACGTATCACCTTCCAACAAGACACTGGCAATCTCGAAAGCCTGCCTTGCGGACGGAACAGAGGTTATCCTCGACCAAGACCAAGCCAACACCATTAACAGTTTCGGAGTGGCGACATTCCTTAACATGAATGGTTTTAGGCTTTGGGGAAACAATACAGCAGCATATCCCGGCATCACAGATCCTAAAGACAGGTGGTTTTCGGTGCGCAGATTCCTTTCGTGGGCTGCAAACACCTTTATTCTCACCTACTTTCAGAAGGTTGATAGCCCCGCCAACAAGAGACTTATCGAGGCTATCGTGGATTCCGAGAACGTGCGCGGCAATGGCTTTGTAGCAAGGGATGTTTGCGCAAGATATGAGATCGTCTTTAACGAGGACGAGAACACAACGGCAGACCTTCTCGACGGCAAGCTGACCTTCCATCAGTACATTACCCCTTACACTCCTGCAGAGGATATCGAGGATGTGATCGAGTTTGACCCGGAAGCACTTTCAGCGGCTTTGAACTAACGGAAGGAGGATAAAAGGCAATGATTAGTAATAACTATGTACCCGAAAAAATCAATGATGCCAATACTTACCTTGACGGTAACAAGATGATCGGTGTTGCGGCTTCCGTAACATTGCCGGAGATCAACATGAAAACCAGCACGACATCCGGTATGGGTATCAATGGTGAAATCGACAGCCCGACTATCGGACAGTTTGAGAGCATGGAGCAGGAGATTCAGTTTAACACACTGTATTCAAGCGCTGCCGATATGCTCTCACCGCTTAATACCGTTAATCTGACATTCAGAGCGGCACAGCAGGTATACGACAAGACGGGCGGCTACAACTTCAAAGGGCTTCGCGTTGTTGAAATGGGAAGGGTTAAGAAGTTTAACCCCGGCAAGATCGAAAAGGGAGAGAGCATGGAGGCTACCGTTACTTTGGAGCTTACATATATTCTCGTTGAAAACGACGGGCAGAAGTTAGTAGAGATCGACAAGTTGAACGGCGTATATATCGTAAATGGTATTGATATGCTGGCGGAAGTTCGCGGGCTTGTATAATCTCGAAAAGCAGAATATAAAGCATTCGTCCTTCGCTACGCAGCGGAGGACGGTGCTTTTATTTTTCACTGAATCACTGTAAAACACTGAATCACCGAAAGGAGCTAAAAATGGCTGACGAAAAGAAAGTAACAAAGAATGAAGAAGCGGAAGAAATGAACGCAGAACAGACCGTACAGAACAACACAGAGAGTACGGAAGAAAAAGAGGGAGTAATCACCCTTAATAAACCCTATGTGTTCGAGGGGAAGGAATACAAGACTATTGATCTATCCGGTATCGAAAAGCTGACGATCAACGATGCAATCAAAGCACAGTCACAGCTTATAGACGAGCAGGAAGTAGCGGCAGCACTGGCAACAGAAAGAACGACCGCATTTGCCCGTTTGATTGCTACAAAAGCGTCGGACTATCCTATTGAGTTCTTCAAGCTCATGCCTCGTGGCGTAATGAAACGAACACAGAGAGCGGTAGTAGCCGCACTTGCAGTCACGGAAGAGAGCGAAGATCACATTTTGAAATTCAACAAACCTTATTCATTTGAGGGTAAGGAATATACAGAAATCGACCTAAACGGAATAGCCAATATGACAAGCATGAACGAAAGTGAAGCAGAAAACAGGCTTGTCCGCGCGGGTATCACAATTACGGAACCTACATTCAATTACTTATATGCCTGCATTATGGCGAGCATGGCGACAGGACAGCCGGAAAAATTCTTTACCGGGCTGCCTATCGGTGAGTTATTGAAGTTAAAAGCGGAAGTAAACAGCTCGGATTTTTTCGAGTAAAGGGCGGGGCAAAAGAGCTTCGCAAAGCCGCTATCCGTCTTTCGGCAGTGACGAGGACGGGGATAGATTTTTATTTGACTATGCCGGTTCGAGAGTTTATCGAACTGAATAACGAGGTGGCGGAAGAATGGCAAAGGACAAAACATTAGAGTTAAGCGTACAAATAGCCGGCAAGGTAGACAAAAGCCTTATGTCTGCTATCGGGCAGGCGCAGCGGAGTGTAAGCGGTTTTTCAAAGTCAATAAGTAAAATCGGCACCGCCGGGCTTGCGGCTATGGGTGCGCTTGGCACCGCCTCGGTAGCGGCAATAGTGGACGCCACAAACGCCGCAAAAGACTTTGAAGCACAAATGGGTGATGTCGTAAAGTACGTTGACGGCCTCGCGGATTCAATGGGAAAAATCAGCGACAAAATAGACACAGACACGGGCCGTACATTCGCGAAGAATTACGACATGATGAAGGATGCAATACTGGATCTTTCCACCCAAATACCAATGACCGCAGAAGAATTGACGCAGCTTGCGGCAGCGGCCGGACAATCCGGTAAGGCGATAGACGACCTCATACAGTACGACAAGAACGGCAACATACAAGGATTCCTTAAAGATGTAGCCATGATGGGTACTGCTATGGATATCGACGCACAGCAGGCGGGCGATTGGGCGGCGAAATGGGAACACGCCTTTAACATGAACCACGACGAGGTTATGGTACTGGCGGATCAGATAAACTACTTGGGAGCAAATAGCGCAACAACGGCAGCAGAGATCGCAACCGTAGTAAACGAAGCAGCCTCACTCGGTCAGATTGGCGGAGTGGACGTTGCAACAACGGCAGCGCTGGCGGACGCTATGCTTGCAATGGGTGTCGATAGCGGAAAAGCTGGCACATCTGTACGAAGAATGATAACCCAAATGAGCCTCGGAGCGAGCGCAACGAAAGCTCAAAAGGAAATGTGGGAAGAGCTGGGATTTACAGCTACGGGCGTTGCAAAGTCGATGCAGGAGGACAGCGTAGAGACGATGAAATCAGTCTTTACGGCCATCAAGCAAATGCCGGAAGAACGGCAGGTAGCAGCGCTTAAAACCCTTTTCGGTCAGTGGTCTATTGAGGGCGCCGCAAAACTGGTAGGAAATCTCGATCAGTTTACTACCGCAATGGAAATGGTAAGCAATCCAAACCTATACAAAGGTAGTATGGAACGAGAGTTTATCATAAAAGCGGACACGGCAGAGAGCATAGACAAAATGCTTTCTAACGCATGGCAGGCCACAAAAATAGATTTCGGCAAAGAGTTTTTGCCGGTTAAGAAACAGTTTTCGGTACTGTTCATAGATATATTAAACGGCATGAGGAAAAATATGCCGGAATTAAAGCAACTCGGAACGACGCTTGCAGACATAGCATCAAAGGGCGTCACAAAGCTGGGAGACGCTTTAACAAAAGCAATGCCATACATTCAGCAAGGGCTTGACTATGTGGCTAACAACGGCGACAAAGTAGTTAAGATCATAGGCGGAATGGTGGCGGCGTTTGCCGGAATGAAGGCAGCGCCGCTTATTGAAATGCTGCTTGGTGGCGGCGGAAACATGCTTTTTGGCAGCACAGGAGCTTTTGGCAAGAAGAGCGGTGGACTGTTAAGCGGTATCGGCGGAATGTTCACAGGCGGGCAGAAAGCCGGAGGACTTCTCGCAAGCGGAATACAGGCAGGAATAAGCAATAACGCTTCGGGAAAAGGCGGACTATTTGGAACACTTGCAAGCGGAGCAACCGGGGCGTTGGCGACATTGCAAAACTGGAAAGGCTTAAACGCTGCAAGCGCAAACAGAAGAAACAATACAATGTCGAGTATGCTGTCTATGCTGGGAGAACAAGGACAAAATGGCGGACTTGGCGGCATGATCTCCGGAATGTTCAGCAATTCAAAAGCTGGCAAGGCAGCAGGCGGCATCGGTAAATACTTCGGAAATATCGGACAAGCAATCAGCGGAGTAGGACAAACGAAGATAGGCGGCGCAATCGGCGGTGTCGGTTCGGCTATCGGAGGCGGCCTTAAAAATCTCGGCGGAATGGCAGTAGGCGGACTTGGAAACGCTGCGTCAGCAATCGCGGCATCAAAGCCCGGACAAATGATAGGCGGTGCTTTAAGCGGTATCGGCGGGGCAGCAGGAAACGCTTTAGCCGGTATTCAAGGGATAGGCGGAGCAATCGGCGGCGCTTTATCCGGGCCGTTGTCAGCTATCGGCAGTTTCGGCGGCAGCATAATGAATGTAGCCGGTACAGCACTTGGGCCTATTGCCGGTATGTTCGGTTCGATACTGTCCGGGGCGTTGCCGATTGTCGGTGTGATCTCCGGCATTATAGCAGTATTCAGCATACTATACGATAACCTCGACGGCGTAAGAAACATCATAGGCGAGGTGTTCGGAGAGAAGGGGCTTGCAGTATTCGACAGTTTCAAGGGCGGACTTGACGGGGTACTTGGAGCTATCAGCAACATATTAAACGGCGGACTGGCGGATGCACTGGAACCTATCAAAGAAAAGGTCGTAGGATTTTTTAACGATATGTTCGGGCCGGATGTGGCAAACACGGTGTCACAGACATTCGATAGCGTGGTTATGATCGTTCAATCCGTGTTGGGTGTGGTCGGTCAGATAGTAGACTTTGCCGTAACATACGTTAAGCCTATAATCGAGGAAGTTTTCAGTTTTCTTGTAAACACCGTACTTCCTATAATTTTGCAGACGTTCAATTCAGCGGCCCCGATTATTTCGGAGATCATAACGAATATCGGCAGCGCGGTTATGACGGTAGCCGAAATCATAGCGCAGGCGATTCAGTACGCATTACCTCTCATAGAGGGCATTATTTCTGTCATTATGACGGTCGGAAGCGTAGTTATACCGGCTCTTTTAGCGGCCTTTAATGTAGGTTGGCAGGCGATAAGCGGAATCATAGAGAATGTAAAAGGCATTTTCGACGGGCTGGTACAGTTTATATCCGGCGTTTTCACTGGAAATTGGTCGCAGGCTTGGGAAGGCGTAAAGCAGATTTTCGGAAACGCATTTGAGGCGCTTGTAAATCTTTGCAAAGCACCAATTAACGCAGTGATAGCGCTGATAAACAAAGCTATTTCGGGCATTAACGGGCTTGGGCTTACAATCCCGGATTGGGTGCCGGTTGTTGGCGGAAAATCGTTTTCGATTAACATACCAACAATACCGATGCTTGCAAAAGGCGGTTTTACAAACGGGCCGAGCATTGCAGGAGAAGCAGGAAGAGAAGCGGTTATATCGTTTGATAGCGGCGTAAGATCGCAGAACATTAACACATGGGCGAGAGCCGGAGAATTGCTTGGAGTTGATGCACTGGAATTGCAGCAGATCGACGCAAGCGGAGCAATGGGAGACGGCGGCAATATGACATTTGCACCGCAAATCACCATACAGGGCAACGCCGACGATTCGACGGTTGATAACCTTATGGCGCAGATGCAGTCGATGTTTGAGGAATGGTACGAACAGAGACAGCGCCAACAGTTTAGAACGGCGTATTAAACAGGAGGGCGTATGGCAGAAGTATACACAACACAGAGCGGCGATACATGGGATGTGATCGCGAAAAAGCTGTATGAAAGTGAATACTACGCAGATGTTCTCATGGCGGCAAATCCGGCATACATTGATACTTTTTCATTCAGCGCGGGGGTAAAGCTCACCGCGCCGGATGTTGAAGTATCAGACGACGACGACGGAAGCCTGCCACCATGGAAGTTTACAGCCGGGGAAGAAGAGGACGAGGACTATGGCGACGACGACAGCGATTAACACAAGACGGGTTAAAGTCGCTGCAAAGTATAACAACGGCGATTTTTCCGAAAGCACAGGAACAGACATTGAGAGTATCACTTATGTAGACAGCGCAAGTGACAATTCAGACAGTATAGATATTACGATAAACGCGCAGGATTCCAAATGGCTTAAAGGCTGGATGCCGGAGAAAGGGGCTACAATAAAGCCCCGGATCATCGGCACAAACTGGAATAGCACAACAGGAAAAGGAAAGCACGTTATAAAATGCGGACTTTTCGTACTTGACGACATTTCATACAAAGACAGGCCAAGCACTTTATCAATCGGCGGAGTATCAAAGCCGGCAGACGAAAATTTTTCAGAGCTGGAAAGAGAAGTCGTATGGAAAAACACATCAATAAAAAAGATAGGACAGACGATAGCGAAGAGATACGGGCTGAAATTTACTTACGATGCAGACGACCATGAGATAGAGTGCGACGAACAGGACGACACGGACAGCGGATATTTCAACAAACTATGCAAAAACTATGGATTGATCCTAAAGATTTATGCAAAAAGAATGTGGGTATATGACCGGGAGAAATACAAAGAAAAAAAGCCGGTAAAGACATTCAATAAAGGAAATATAGTACGCGGCAGCTTGTCGTACAGCACTACCCTTTCCGGTACTTATACGGGAGGGTATTTTAATTACACTGACGCTGACAAAGATATTGATATCGTTTGCAGTATTGGCGGCGGGATCCATACAAAAAGCGTAAACAGAAGAGCTACAAGCGTGCATGATGCAAGCGTACAGCTATGCGCAGAGATCAACAACGCCAATCATGGAAAAACAAAACTTAAATTTCAGACACAAGGCGAGTGGAAAGTATGCGCAGGCCACGTTATCAAACTGACTGGCTACGGAAGCGCAAAAGGCGGTGGCCTTAACGGTAAATACTTTGTTGACCGCGTGACACATAAGTACAGCGCGTCGGGCGGTTTTACATCAGATATCGAGTGCAGCGCCATTGAAAAATCATTCCACTACTGGGATGTAGGAGGCAAGATCGAAGTTCATAAACAGGACGACGACAGCAAAAAGCCGACATACACAAGCACTTATGAAACAACAAGCCCGGCAGCCAACGCTTCAAGTGAAGCGGCAGGAGCGACAGCGGGCGCGGCAGTAACACTCAACAATGCGCCGTTCTATGTATCAAGTACGGCATCACAGCCGGCTACGCACAAGAGCGGAACATTTTATTTTTATGACGGGATCCTCGTAGCTGGAAGATACCGCATAACAAACACTGCGGACAGATGCGGAAAACTGCCGGTAGGAAAGAATGTAACCGGCTGGGTGCCTGCTTCTTATTGTTCGGGAAGCGGCAGCGGTGGCGGCGCCGCAAAACTCGCAACGCGGTAAAGGTGGCAACTGTACACAGTAAGGAGGTGCGTCGTGGGAAGCAGTAGCACAAACCGAACCGGGCGCGTAAGCTCCATTGATTACGAGCGCGGCACTTATGAAGTGACATATTTTGACCGGGGGCAGAGCGTGACAAGACAGATCAACGCTATGTCGAACGGAGAATACAAAATGCCGAAGATCGGACAGGTGGTTTCGGTTTCGCATAATTCAAATGGAAGCGCAGCAGGAACAACAACCGGTACGGTGTGGAACGATTCAAACAGGCCAGCGGAAGGCTACAAAGGTTTATACAGAAAGGAATACTCAAACACCAAAGGGCAGGCATACGAGAGATACGACGAGAACACCGGAGTATATACGCAGTACGCGCCGAACAGGACGGGGCGAAACTGCAACGGCGAAATATACGACGAAGCAAAAGGGGCAGCAAGCATTGTAGCCGGCGGGCAGATTCAGCTTAACTCTTCAAAGTCAAGTATCTCAATGCAAGCCGCAGAAGGAGCCGGAATAAATGCAGGAAAGACAGTAAGCATTGAAAGCGGTACTGGAATGAGCATGGAGAGCGGCACAGATTTAGGTATAGCAGCAGGCGGGAAGTATTCGCTGGAAGCGACCGGAGACGCTACGGAAGAGTTTAAGGGAAAGTTAGAGCGAAAAGTCACAGGAACAATGAAGGAAGAAGTGACGGGAGCGGTAACACTGGATTTTCCGGGAGGCGTAACAATTACCGTAGGCGGAGCAACGATAACAATTAGCTCCGGCGGAGACATCAGCATAACGAGCGGCACGCAAATAAGCATTACAGCACCGCAAATCACAGTAGATGGAGCGGACGGAGACGCAACAATCAAGAGTGTAAGCCTTGTACATCATAAGCACGCTGGCGGCCCGGAACCGGATCAGTAAGGAGGCATGATAAATGACGGTAGGATCATTCATGGGAAAGACATTCAAGGTATACGAGGATGTCGGAAAGAACAAAAGAAAGATATTTACGCCGTCGAATCTCTCCGGTAGCTCCGGTGCAGAGTTCGCAACGCATGACAGGGCAGCAAAGAAAGCAAGAAGCCAATATCTCGGCCCAAAACTGCGGGAGTATTCATTTGACCTTGTTTTGAGATCACAGGACGGAGTAAACCCGCGCAAGATAAAAGATTTCTTTCGGAAGAAATGCGAGAAGGGCAAGGCGGATTACTTTATCATAGGCGGGAAACCGCTTTCAGCTAACCGGTTCGTCATAACAGACGTGTCCGAGGAATGGGATGTAGTGCTTGTAGGCGGAGCGCTGGTAGAGTGCAAGATCACTCTTAAATTACAAGAGTATTTGTAGGAGGTGCGCCGTGGCAAATGTGATAAATGAAGCAATCATTGAGATTGAAGCCGGGGAAGTAAACGACAAGGTAGCGCTTGAAGTATACAGAAACCTGCAGGTGCTTTTCGGAACGGTGGCGGGAGAGCAAGCGCTTGATCGCGATTTCGGGATAGAAACAGCAACGCCGGACACACCGGCGCCGGAAGCGCAGGCATTACTTATAGCAGAATATGTAAGAAAGACACAAATGTATGAACCGAGGGCGAGAGTTGACCGCGTGGAATGGACGGAAAGCAAAAGCCAAAACGGTAATCTTACTCCAAAGGTGGTGATTGAACTTGTCTAATATTAGTCAACTGGCAAATGCGCCGGACATTAGTTTTATCGAAAATATGAGCCTTGCGGAAACAGAGCAGCAGTTAAAGGACGAGTACCTGCGAATATACCAAGAGCTGACCGGGAGAGAGGGAGAGCTTACGGATGCAGACGCAAAGACGCTTTTAATTAAAGCGTTTTCCCTTATCGAGTATCAGACGATGCAATACATCGACGCGAAAGGAAAAGCGGAGCTATTGAAGAGTTCGACAGGAAGCGCACTTGACGCGCTGGCGGCGCTGTTCGGAATAACGAGACAGGACAGCCACAAGGCGACAGCAACGGAGCGTTTCACATTATCGGCGGCACGCGGCGAAGTGGTGGCAATACCGGCAGGTACAAGAGTAAGGACGCAGAACGGGCAGTATTTTAACACTCTCGATTATGCAGAGATACCAATAGGAAACACCTATATTGACGTAATTGTGCAGGCGGAAGAAGCCGGGGCAGCGTCAAGCGGGATCCTTGCAGGAGTGATCGACACACTTGTTGATCCAATTCCGTATGTTGCATCGGTAGCGAACACCGACACAAGCACCGGCGGACTTGACGTAGAGGACGACGACAATCTGACAGAGCGCGTATATCTCGCGCCGAGTAAGTTTTCGTGCGCCGGGCCGAAAGATGCGTATGAATACTATGTGAGAGAGTGGAGATCGGATGTAGGAGACGTACAGATCGTAAGCCCGTCACCGTGCGTCATTGCCTTATATGTGGTGCTGGATAACGGAAATCTGCTCAATTCCACGGAAAAAGCAAGCCTTGTAGCCTACATGAGCGACGAGACCATAAGGCCATTATGTGATACCGTGACCTGCACTGATCCGACGGAAGTAACATACAATATCGCATTTACATACTATATCGGAACCAGCGACCAAAGGAGCGTAAGCACCATACAGGCAGCAGTGCAGCAGGCAGTAACGGATTTTCAGAAATGGCAGCGGAAGTTAGGGCGAGACATAAACCCGACGGAGCTAATCGCAAGGATAAGGGAAGCCGGGGCAAAGCGGGTAACACTGACAGCGCCGACGGATGCGACGATATCAAGCACACAGTTACCGAAGATCGGAACAGTAACGGTTACATACGGAGGGCTGGAAGATGATTAAAAGCCTAAAGGACGCAAGGATAACAGACGGCCTGCCTCGCATCGTAGCGGGGCAGGATTGGGTGATCGCACTATCCGAGGCTTTGGGCGTTTTACATGAGCAGACACTTGATTTTGCGGACAAAAGCCAAATATACACGGCGATAGATACTGCGCCTATTGAGATATTAGACGCAATAGCGGTCAACTGGAAAATAGACTGGTACGACACGGCGTACAGCGAAGAGCAGAAAAGAAGGATCATAAAGACAGCGCTAACAGTACGCCGTCTCATGGGAACTACATACGCAACAAGGCTGCAGGCAGATTCAATATTTCCGGGAACACAGCTTGAAGAATGGTTTGATTATAACGGCACACCGGGTACGTTCAGACTATTCGTAGACATAAGCAGCTCTTCGCCGGAATCTCCGGCAGTAACATATCCGGCCGAAGAAATGGAGCGGCGGCTTATCGGCGCAAAACGATGGAGCGCACACCTTGATTCATTCTCTTTTATGATAAGGCGAGCGCTAAAGATCGGGCGAAAGATAGAGGCTTACAGATACCGGGCGCCGGAGTGCGGAACAATCCGTTGTGGCGAATACTGGATGCCGTCACACATTGGATATACAGAAAGACCGGAGCTTGTCACAAGACCGATAGCGGAGGGATTTAAGTATACTACGGACTTTGCCGGAACGCTGCCGGAAGTTGCGACGGTAGGATATTCGGCCTGCGGAAACATGAGAACAGGCGGAGTTGCAGTAGCATACAACGCAGATGCAGCAGAAAGCGGAACAGAAAACGCCGGAACATTACCGGTGCCAGCGGCAGCAGGACAAAGAATAGACGCTACGCTTAATACAAGAAGGCAGTATTACAGGATAGCAGAGGCATACAGTGGCACACCTTCCGCAAGTGGGTTATTACACTGCGGAGAAGAGCAATAAAACCGAAAGGAGGAAAAGGCAATGGCGTTTTTCACACAGAGATTTCTTGATGACCGGAGGGCTGAAATACTGCGGTCAGTGACGCGCTTTCAGTATCAGTTAAATAATTCGGCGTGGCACGACGGAGAGATCAACAGCAAGGAAATAAGCGGCACAGACGTTGTGGTATTTGTAAATGTTCCATCAAGCGGGGCGACAGATACAATTACCGGAGTGCGCGTTTATGATATCAACGGAAACCTTGCGGGCAGTCAGACGATCAGCCTTGCGCGGACAAGTCTTAATTCGGCTCTCCTGCGCTTTACATTCCCGCTGATAGAAGAATCCTAAAGAAAGGAGGTAGGAGAGACTATGGCTTATGATCGCACATTTTGGAAAGACCACGTTGTAGACCAAAGCGGTACGGTTATACAACAGGGTACGCTACTCGACCAGCAGCACTTCAACAACATTGAAAAGGGATTGTCAGACGACAGCCTCGCACGTTCTATCATGCAGTTTAAGCAGATACAGGACGATTACGACTACGAGGACGAATTGCACACGCTGGCGCTTTCTATGAACAGTGGCTTAAAATGGCCGTTCAACAACAAGGAAACGACAGTAGCGCTCGCCGGACTTCGCGAAAACACAAATTACAGTGTTGAAGTAAATGTATTGTCGTACAGCGGCGGAAGAGTTGGCAATATCAGAGTAGCAGACCGGGCGCTTAACGGATTCAAATTGATCCACGACGGCAGCGCAACGACGGTCAATGTAGCGGTTCGCGTATCGGGCGGCATGACTGATCCCGGAATCGAAGAGTAAAACGACATTGAACAATTAAAGGAGGCTATTATGCAGATCGTAGAAAAAAACGAAGGCACGAAGATTGACTACAATCTCCGCGGCACAAAGCTCTCTTTTGCGGATGGCGAGATTACGCTTAATCTTGCAAGGTATCAGAGAGACGATGAAGTAACAAAAGATATCATGGTGGATGCAGACGGCTACCTTACCACCGGAAAGGGCCGCTATTATGTGGCACAGGTTGAAATCCCGGCAAAGGAGTACGACGAAGAAGTAACCACAGCAACAGAGGAACAGGACGGCGAAGAGGTAGAGCGCGAAGTAGTAAACAGAACACCCAAGCCCCTTGATACAGACAAAGTAACGCTTTATCTGTTCTCTATCGACGGTATCACAATCAATTAAGGGAGGTAGAAAAATGGCAAATTTTGATATGGCAGCGCTGGCACTTAAAAGCGTATGCCCTTCCAACGAGCTTATTTATGACGACAAGGAAATGCCCTCGATCATGGTGTACATTCCGAAGTTTAGGCTTTGTGATGTGCTTTCGACAGCAGATACAAGCGTACATCCCGCTTTCAGAGTTGGCGGCGTAGAGATCGACGGCTTTTACTTTGGAAAGTTTCAGACACACCACTATAACGGCAGAGCGTACAGCTTACCGGGAGAGGATCCAAGCGCGAACACCAACCTTGATACATTTGTATCTTATGCAAGAGCGAAGGGAGCTGGACATCACGAAGTAACCTGCGCAGAGTGGGCGGCAGTTGCTTTGTGGTGCCACAAGAACGGCTGCGAGCCTAAAGGCAACAACAACTACGGCAAGGATTCCACAGAGACACTTTACAAGGCTATCCCTTCAATGGCAAAGGATTCAAGCAACCGTATTCAGAGAGTGGCGACCGGCACAGGCCCGATCACATGGTCTCACGACGGAACACTTGAAGGCATTTGGGATATGAACGGTAATGTATGGGAGTGGTGCGCCGGGCTTCGCCTTGTCAAAGGAGAGGTACAGATTCTTGAGGACAACAACGCGGCAGCGGACGGCGCGGATATGTCAGCAACAAGCGCAGCATGGAAAGCAATTAAGGCTTCCGATGGCACTCTTATTACACCGGACGGCACCGGAACAACAACCGGTTCCGTTAAGCTGGACTGGACGGGTACTACATGGACTTACGACACCACAATTTCCCACACAGCCGGATCACACGGAGTTACATTCAAGGACGTTACGGCACAGTCAAGCATCGGTACGGCGGCAAAAACACTCCTGCAGGCGCTTGCTATGCTTCCCGATCTCTCGCTTACCGGCGACGGTATCGACGCGACATACGGCGGAGATTATTTCTATGCTGACAACTCACAGGACGAGCGTTGTCTGATTCGCGGCGGCGCCTGGTCCTATGGGGCGGATGCTGGCGTGTTCGCTTCCCGCCTCTACAACCCGCGTTCCAATTCCGGCGACCTCGTCGGCGGGCGCTCCGCTTTTATCGGGTAACACTGTACACCGGATCCCGATTCACTGTCTGTCGAGCGATAGCGAGACAGATTTGCTGAATACAATATGCTTACGCAAGACGAGACAAACGCTCCGCCTTGCGTAAGCAATGTTTGAAAGAAGTAACTATATGCAGAATGAGAGACCAAAAGAAGGAACGTATGAACCGTTCCGGCTCAAAGAAAAGATCGGAGAAATGATAAAATACGGGCGGCCTTTGACAAAGAATTTTCCGCGAAAAGATAGAGACCTCGCGGACGATATGCGACAATCAATGCTCCGTATGTATCATTTGGCGGTAGAGCTTGAAAAGAAGTATTACCGAAAGACAACCACACAAGAACTTGATGTTGAGCTGGACTGGCTGCGGCACCTTGTAAGGCTTGCGGCTGACCGGGAAGCGTGCGGCGCGAAATACGCACCGCCATTATCCGAGCATCAGTATCAAGTGTGGTCGCGTTACAACAATGAGATCGGTAATCTTTTGGGAAAATACATACAATCCCTACAAAGATAACCGCTATCATAATGGGATTAGGCTACTGCGTTGTCTGATTCGCGGCGGCAACTGGAACAATGGGGCGAATGCTGGCGTGTTCAATTCCAACCTCAACAACCCGCGTTCCAATTCCAACGACAACATCGGCGGGCGCTCCGCTTTTCACCTACCTACACGGCGGGAGCTATACCGGGAGTGGGTTATATCTTACGGGATATAGCACGGTGTATAGGTTAAAAGGAGCCTTCTTCCATTCTGCGGAGGACAGTACGCAGAAAAATTAAAGGCTGCCCCGGAGGCGGTAACGTCACACGGGGCAATGGTTTAGGAGAAATGGGAAATGACGGCAAAGAAATAGCAGTCATTGACAACGCATGGGGTACGATATGCGATTTTATGTGGCTGTGCAAAGCTCACGAAAACGCCCATAAGGGCAAGCGGTATCGGCCGGAGATCATGGCGTTTACTGCAAGGCTTGAAGATTGGCTGTTTACCATCATTGAGAACTTGCAAAACGGCACTTATGTATTAGGGCCGTACCGGAAACTATGGGTATTCGTACCAAAGAAGCGCCTCGTTATGGCGCTGCCATACCCGGACAGAATAGTACAGTGGAGCATTTACCAAGTGCTTAACCCGTTCTACGACAAAATGTTTATCGAAGATTCCTACGCCTGCAGAAAGGGCAAGGGAAGCCATAGAGCGGCGACGCGGTTACAATACTGGATGCAGCAGGTAATGAGAAAGCCCGGCCACGGCTATTATTACTTGAAGCTGGATATAAGCAAATATTTTTACCGCGTAGACCATGAGATATTATTATCAATTCTATCAAAGCGGATCACAGACGAGCGATTGCTTGACCTTATACGGGGCATAGTGAACAGCAAGGCGGAACCGTTCGGGCTTCCGAGAGGGAAAGCGCCACAAGACGTACCGCCGGAAGAGTGGCTATACGATGTCGGTATGCCGATAGGCAATCTGACCTCGCAGCTATTCGCTAATATATATCTCAATGAGTTAGACCAGTATTGCAAGCATATATTAAAAATCCATTACTATATCCGGTATATGGACGATATCGTTATTCTCGCAGAGAACAAAGAGACGCTTCATAGGTGGAAAGCCGCCATTGAAGCGTTTTTACGTGATAGGTTAGCGCTCGACCTTAACGATAAGACAACAATACGCCCGGTAAGAATGGGCGTTGAGTTTGTCGGCGTGCGGATATGGAATACCCACATGAAGCTACGGAAAAGCACCGTAGGCCGCATAAAGCGAGAAGTCAAAAAGATTTCTGCAAGATACGCCGAGGGAAGAATAAGCAAACAGTCTTTCGACCGGCGCATAGCAAGCATCAGAGGGCTACTCGACCATACGGACACCGCAAGACTGCGGATGCGGCTTAACAGTATTTACCGTACAGAAATGGAGAAAGCGAAGAAACGGAAGGAACAAGCAGAACATGAGCAGCCATTTACAGATCATAGCAGATTTGGAGAGCTTGAACGAAGTACAGGCCCGGACAATCAAAGTCCTTGCGACGAGACTTGCGGAGCTGGGAGATGTGGAGACGGGCAGAGACGAGATAGCGGAAGCTGACAGAATGTACCGGGATATTATCGGCGGCGACGAATGGCCGGACGACCTGCCCGAAGAACTCTTTAACGAGAGTGAAGCGGCGGAAGGTGGATAAGTACAGCACCGAGACCGAGACAAGGGCAACGAAAGGAGGTAATAGACCGTGGAAGATGCAATAACAAGAAAAGAGCATGAAGAGTTTGCAAAGCGGATTGACGAAGAGAACCACAGACAAAACCGCAGGATTGAAACTCTCGAAGAGACTGTCAGACAGATTTCAGACCTTACGGCAACAGTAAAGGAATTAGCAGTCAATATGAAGAATATGCTCACGGAGCAGGAGCGACAGGGCGCGAGACTTGCGAAGATAGAAGGCAAAGACGGCGAAATGTGGCGGACGGTGGTTACACACATATTGACTGCAATAATCGGCGGAGTGATCGCCTTTATGTTTGTAAAACTTGGAATGTAGGAGGTGTTACCATGAACAACATTAAAAACAAGGGCTGGTGGAAAGCTGCCGGAATAAGAGCAGTAAAGACGGTGGCACAGACAGCCATAGCAACAATCGGAACTGCGGCACTTGTAACAGAGGTTAATTGGGTAGCGGTTGCGTCAGCATCGGCACTCGCCGGGATCCTCTCATTGCTTACAAGCATTGCCGGGCTTCCCGAAGTAGAGTAAAGGAGGCGCAGCATGGACGAAAAAGAAATACTCGAAGCGGTAGAGAACGAGATTACAGCGGAGGATGAAGTAAACGCCGAGGCGCTGGAAATGCTCACAGGAAACGGGGGCGAGGACAATGAGTAATAGTAATCTTATATGCTATTCAAAGATTTCTCCGAATAAGACCGTATGTAATGGCAAGGTGAATGACACCATATCTATTCATTGCATGGCGGGCCAGTTATCGGTTGAGAGTTGCGGCAATCTCTTTGCAAACTCAAAGAGACAGGCAAGCTCAAATTACGGTATTGGCCCGGACGGACGCATTGCACTGTATGTCGAAGAAAAGGACAGATCATGGTGTACGAGCAACAAAGCAAACGATATGCGAGCAGTCACTATCGAGGTAGCGTCAGATTCAAAGGCACCATACTCCGTGAGACCCGCCGCCTACAATGCGCTCATAGAGCTTGTGACGGACATCTGCAAGAGAAACGGCATCAAAAAGCTGGTATGGTCTACCAACAAGGCGGACAGAGTAAACCATAGAAACGGCTGTAATATGACCGTGCATAGAGATTATGCGAACAAGGCGTGTCCGGGCGACTATCTGTATAATCGGATGGGAGAGATTGCGGCAGCGGTCAACGCAAAGCTGGGGGCAGCAGGCGAGACCGTACAGCCAACAAAGCCCGCCGATGATAAGCCGGTATCGGGCGTGGGTGTTTCGCCTTATACGGTCAGAATCGCAACGGCGGTTTTGAATGTGAGAAAAGGCCCCGGCACAAATTACGGTATAGCAACGCAGGTTAAGAACGGCGAAGCATATACTATCGTTGAAGAGTACAAAAACGGCTCTACAACATGGGGCAAGCTGAAAAGCGGCGCAGGCTGGATAAGCCTTGCATACACAAAGAAGAGATAAGGGAGAACCCCGGCAGCATTTCCGACAGCGGGAATGTGCGCCGGGGCTTTCTTTTTTCAATTTTTCAAAAAGGTGTTTACAAAGAAGAGCAAAAGAGCCGATATTATTATTACAAAATAGACAAAGTGCGACAAGCGCGGCAGGAGCAAACGCAACCCCGCGCCGGAGTATTTGGAAAGGAGGCTATCATGGCAGATAAGGAACCTCGCACTTTCAAGCATTTAACAAAGACAGACAGGTTAAGGATTGAGAAGTGGAAAAAGAAAGGGCTAAAGCCGAAGGAGATCGCGGATAAGCTGCGCGTGCATATATCTACAATATATAGAGAGCTGCACCGGGGAGAGTACGAGCGCCTCGACGGCAGCACTTGGGAAATGGAGACGAGTTATAGCCCGGATATCGCACAAGAGAAATACGAAGAACATTTGCGGGAGAAAGGCCCGGACTTAAAGATCGGACACAATCAAGCGCTTGCTGATTTCTTGGAGCAGACGATCATTGAAAAAGATTACAGCCCGGCGGCAGCACTGGCGGAAGCAAAAGAACAAGGCTTTGACGTGAACATCACAGAGCAGACGCTTTATAGCTATATAGAAAAGGGCGTGTTTTGCAATCTGACCGCAAAACAGCTTCCGAGGCATGGAAAAAAGAAGCAGAGATATAAGAAAGTAAACAAGAAAAAGGAAGCGAGCAGAGCGCCGGCGGGAGAGAGCATAGAAAAGAGACCGGAAGAGATAGAGAGCCGGGAAGTGTTCGGGCATTGGGAAGGAGACACCGTTTACTCCGGGAAAAAGAAAGGAAAGACGGCGCTGCTTACAATGACGGAGCGCAAGACAAGAAAAGAGATCATCGTAAAAATCCCTAACCGCATGGCGGAAACGGTGGTAAAGGCCATAGACGCATTAGAGCGGAAGTGGGGAGCAGTAAACTTTCGGGAGATATTCAAGAGCATTACTTTTGATAATGGAAGCGAGTTTGCGGCAGCGGAAGAACTGGAAGCATCCTGCATAAATAAGAAGATACCACGCACAAAAGTATATTTCGCTCACCCGTATAGCAGTTGGGAACGCGGAACAAACGAAGTGCAAAACGGGATGATCCGCCGAAAACATCCCAAAGGCACGGACTTTGACGATGTATCAAAGAAGGAGTTACAGGACACGGAAGATTGGATGAACAATTACCCGCGTAAAATATTGGGTTTCAAATCAAGCAACGCTGCCTTTAAGGAAGAACTGGCAGCACTCGGAATTGCAGCATAGATCATCGAAAAACTCCACAAGGAACAAAGCAAAAACAGGCCGAAAGCGGCGTAAACGCTGACGGTCTTATTTTCGTACAATCGTTCGTTGTGCAAGATAGACAAAGAACGACAGAAATAATTGTGCAGGTTTCGGCGGGGGCGTTCGCATTTTTTGCTTGACTTTTCGAAGATGGAAAACAAGGTT